GGTTTTAATTAAGGGGATAGTATGAATAAAGCCTTCAAAGTAAATAAAAAAAGCTGGCGTAAAACTAGATATTTTAAGATATTAAAGCAAAGGCTTTTAATCGGTAGAATGATGGCTGCTGGATTGGCGGCTAACTCTGCAAAAAACATTTCGGATATATCGAAAAGCGTTAACCGCAACAAAGACATAACAAAAAAGATGTTTACAGTTAATAAATCTCTTTCTATAGCAAGGCATGTTATTGACACTCAAGCGGCGATAATTAAAGCAATGTATTGGTGGAAAGAATAATGATTAGAATCACAGAAAAAACATTTACGCGGGAGCTAATGCTTGCGGCTAACAACTATGTAAACAGTCAAGGGAATGCACCTGTGCTTAAGATAGTGTATGTATCCGATGCTTTCTTTGCGTATTTGTGCGAGTCGTTTGATGTTATTGGAAGCGTGATTAATCGGGCAAATTATCAAGGCTACGAAGTCATAAATGTTGGCTTTGATGATGTTCCACCGTTTGTTATTTATTTGGGGTAGATTATGATTTATACTATGAAAAATTTAGATTTTAGCGTTGGCGGGAAAACTATTCACTCGGGTTTTATTGATGATAGTAAGTATTTTTCTGGCATTGCAGGTAACAACCCAGTTAGTATTGATATGGCATCTTCTAATGCTAACAAGGTGTCATTTAACCCTACAAATGACATTGAAATAGTTTATGAAAGAATAGTAAAAACTAAAAGTAAGCAACCGCGTTACGTTAAAGTTTTTACTAGGTACTCTATAAGCGATGCAATTATAAAGAAACAACGTGATTGTTCATTTTTAATTGAAGGGAATTTGCTATGATTTACTTAGGCTTATTTTTAGTAGCTCTACCATTTATAGTCTTATTTGTAGCTATTTGGCATTGTGAGGGGGTCGGGGTTGCAATTTCTATATATACAATTGCAATGGCAGTTATAAGCATTATGTTAATTGGTATACAAATAGTTAATAATAATATTTAGCCTTAAGCCAAACTGTATCCAACAACACAGCGGCAATTTATAATCTCTTTGCCGCTGCCGTTTGGGTCGCCTGGATGCAATAGTAAATCAGTACCAACGGAAAACAATTCACCCTTGCCTACCTTCTGACCGTTAGATGCTAAATGCGTTAACCTTGTGCGCTCGGTTAGCGCACTAATCCACTCTTTCTTTATATTACTCCTAACAGTACTGACAGCCTTTTCAGCGCTTGCATTTGCCGCGCTGTGCGATTCTGTGCGTGCAATCATTCGACCCCTAAAGCGTGACAGATTGCCGCCTTGCTCGGCTATTCTTTGTTGTATTAGTATGCCAGTTCCTCGCTCGTCTAATCCTTCTTTAACTGAGTCCTGCAGTGCAATCCTGATTATTTCAAGCGCTTGGACACTAGTTGTATTTGATATTTGCGTAACTCTTAACCCGGCAACCCATCGCAACCACAATGCCATTTGCGTGTCAAAATAGGGAGTCATAGGCACTTTTTTAATTTCATTCTCTGCCAGTGCATCAAGCATTCGTTGACCAAATATATTGTACGATACTGTATATAACTTAATTAACAGCTTGTGCAATCTGGTTTGATGTATTTCCATCATTTGCGGTAAGTCTTCATCGTTAGTATTTGCAATTGATTTCATTGCTCGCAATATTTCACGACTAAATGCGGTTTCGCTTTTGTTAGCTAGGTCAAGTATTCCAGCTTCTAAAATACGCTGTTCTTGTATTGGGGTATATCCCGTAATTAGTTTACGGTCCATTTATATACCACCTAAAATGTAGCCGCTACAAAAAATCAATAAAACCACAACATTAAAAATAAAATAAATACAGATTGTTTCAGTTTTTGAGTCGGTAATTACCCTGCATGGCGGCGGCGGAGGCGGCAATGGTATGCTTTTTCTGTCTTTGTAATGCCGTTTTATTGGTAAAGGTAATGGTTGATACCCATTGCCATTTGTACCGTAGTATTGATTTGGTTTATTCACAATTTAATTTCCATATGTAATCGTACCCATTAACTTTTTAACCGCGTTATTAACAACCTCGTCCTCAGTAACAACATCGGTCTGTTCTTCCTGTTGAATTTCTGGCAACTGGTCATCATCAAAGCCTAGTTTAAGCCTGTCGTTTATTGATTTGGCATCAAACCCAATTGCCTTTAATTTAACCGCATTGTCTAGCTTTTCGCCGTAGTTTTCTTGTAATGCCCTAATGTTTGAAAGGTCGTATTCAATGCAAAACTCTGGGCCAAACTCACCCGCTAGTTGCTTGTTTAACTGCGCACATATTAAGTCTAGTTGCGGAATTATAGTGTTTGTCCACAATTGCTTGAGCATTGTCTCTGCGTTCGACAGATTGACATTTTCAGTTAACCCCAAGTCGCTTAGTGACATACCAAACGCGGCTGTTATTTCTGACCATATCTTGCTTTTACTATTTGCAAAATCCATCTCAACAGCAGTTGTGTTTAATATGTTGACCTTGCCACTTGTTACTAATGGCTTGCGTGCGTTATCATTCCCGCCGTTTCGGTCTATAATAGCCTGTTGAATTGCCGCCGCATCTTCTGAGCTTGTTTCTGCTGGTACTTCAACGTGTAAGTCTGTAACGCCCCTATTCTCAAAGGAGCGCTTTTGCCATTCGCCAGCCTCGCGGTCAATGTCGGTTGCTCGACCCGCTGACATTAGAACAGGCATACCAAAATAACGACTATTTGGATTAGGATTTTTCAATTGGATCATGTCGTCAGATTCAATAGTGTATTTTTGCGCGCTATACTCTTGGTATTCAAACTGGTCAATCAATTTTACCTTGCCGGGCTTTATTTTCATAAACTGACTAGGTAGCACCCAAAGTTGAGTTGGTAAGTTACGAGCACCCGCTTTAACCTCTGATACAAAAGCACTGCCAGACAAATCCATCATTTGACTGATATAATACAACAATTCAAGCATTGATTGTTCTGGATTGGGGTTATCAAGTAACATTTGTAATGGTGTGCCGGGTGCATACTCTGTCGTGCCGTCTGATAACTTTCTGTATGCCTTAAAAGGCACTGATGATATTAACTTGGCCCTCTTTTCAACACACGCATAAACAACAGCAGATGCATTATAGCCCTCATTAATAGCTACTTCTGCATCCCAGTTGTGGTCGTGCTTTGCAAATAGTCTCCATGTAGCAGAAACCTCCGGCAGTGAAACCGACTTTATGACCGCCGCAACTTGCCGACCTATATTCGTTTTAGGATGCTGTATTAGTTTGTCTTTAAACGGCCACATTTTTAATACTCTTATTTAATTAGTTTAATTATATACTGATTAGCAAGCAAAAACAAAACTCTTGTTTCTTGTGTGATGCTCGCACGCATAACGAAGTGAATCAATGAAGTGGTTAAAATCATCGACCGGTTTATTTAGTTGCTTATTATTCTTATCTACAGCCCAGCAATAGTTGTCAAATTCGACCATAAACTCGACTAGGTGAGCGTTTACCACAATGTCAAACTCAAGCAAGAAGTCTAATCCGGTGCTGATTGACCCAGCACCTTTCATTGCACCTCTAACAATTACACCCTTTGTCTTTAGGTAGTCAATTGACTTAGGCTCTGAGCTATCCGCTGTTGTCATATGTCTATGCGCTAACAGCTTTTTAATGTTGACGGCTATGTCTGAGTTACTTAAACCCTTTTCATAAAATCCATCATAAACAAATATCTTTTTATTCTTAACATCAATGTATGTTTGATTGAATGCGCTGGGGTCGTTAGTATATCCGAAGTCTAGCCCTTGAACATACTCAAGCCCGTCTATTTCTTCTTGCCTAATTAGCCTAGTAGATACATTGTTAAATACCAGTCCGTCAGCAGTACCCCAATTGCCAAGCGCATAAATAGTATAATAACGCGGGTTTGTTTTCTTCTTGTTTTCCATAACCATTTTGTATGCTGAATCAATAAAATAATTATCTAGGTAAGTAGTTTTAAGCGTAAAGACGTCTTTTATTGGGTCGTCAAAGAAAACTCGCTTGGTCCAATGTTGCTCACTAATTGGGTTAAACGTCATTATTATCTGTTTAATGTATTTAGTTTGCCCACGTAATCGTAAATCAAGTTGCTCAAAATCCTCTTGTGTTAGCTCGGTAGCCTCTTCTATCCATATTGAGCTTACGCCCTCAATTGACTTCATCTTCTCAACATCATCAAGGCCGCTAAACATAAACTGTGAGCCATTCTTTTTGTATACAATAGTCTTGTCTGTAAGGTTTACATTGAACTCTTCATTTAATCCCCACACTGAAATGATGTTGCGTATAAGCGTAAAGACCGAGCGTTTTATAGTTCGGTCAACTTTTCGGATGATTAGGAAGTTATGCTTTTGGTCGCTTTCTTTGAGTATTCGGTATAACATTTTACGTGCGACTATGTGCGATTTGCCGCTATTATGATGTATTGTACCGTCCTCAGATACGTAATTATTAGTGTCTAGTACTTGCATACACCAATACTTTGAAACCTCAGATTTAACTATTGACAATACAGGGGAGGCGCTGAATAATACGGTTGATTTAACAATGCTTGGAGGTATATATGAATCAACCAAATAATCCGACGGCTCTTGCTCGATTTCAAAAGATAGTCCCGATGTGCGACGGTATTCGCTCCTCAACTGAGATTGCTGAGGCACTAAATGAGAATGCGAAATATGTACAAAAGATGATGCTAAAGTTTGACCTCCCTCGTCGAGTTCAATCTGCTGTCCCATCTCATCGAAATGGTTTTTATAAAGTTGGTCGTCACATAAATAAGGATGGTTATGCGTCTGTAATTTGTCCGAAAAAGTGGATTTTAATGGCAAATTTAAACGGTCGAATACTTGAACATCGTCTTGTTGTTGCTCAGAAAATAAAGCGTAATCTCCTAACTCTTGAGGTAGTGGATCATATCGACGGCATTCGTCTGCATAACGACCCATTAAATCTTCGTTTGTTTCCGAGTAATGCTGAGCATCTTCGTTTAACGCTGTCTGGCAGTATTCCGAAATGGTCTGATTCTGGCAAGGTTGCGCTTGACTTAACTCGTCGCCGCTCACTAGCATATCAACCCGTTGATACTCACCTGTTGAAAGTAAGACAAGGTGATGCCCGCTTGATTGAAATACTCCGTTCGGCGTTGAAACTTGGTATAGATAGTCCTTACCTTTTGGGAACGCACCACCACTTAACGAAAGCTGGAATTGTTGACTTTTCTCGCTCCAGCTTAACACTCGCATTGGACGGTCTATATCACAAATACGCATAACCCCGTGTTCTGTGTGTATCTTTGTTTCTGGATGCACACAACCCGCGCCGCCCCATGCTATCTGATAGCGCGACTGGTCTTGAAATAAAGGCACAAACGCGGGAGATTTATCTTGTACGTGACGCCTAAACTTAGCAAGGTCTACCACTCATCCTCGCCGCTATCAACAATCTTCTCGGTGACTTCAAGTTGTTGTTTGTCAACAATACCTAGATACCGGGCCATCAATGTTGAATTTGTCTGGTTAGCGGCTGCGTACTCAAAGTTATGCGCAAATATATAATTACGCATGTACTCGGTTGCATTAACCATAGCCTCGTCTTTGCTTACTTGGTAGCGTTTAAATGTAGTGGCTCCAATACCAAGGAAGTTATATAAAGACTCAAATGTCATTGCTCTAGGTTTTAGCACTTCTGAGTATTCGATTTGACCATTAACGACATGCGGCTTATTTTCAATTATGCAGCCGCGTTCGTGATGATGCTCTAAAAACTTATCAAACTCAGAAAGAATCGAGCCAGAGTTGTACACTGCATGAACACCCATTTAACACTCCGATACTAGCAATTGAACTTTTGAGCATTCTGTCCTTGTCGCTGTTGCATAGTTAAATTCAACAACCGCGCGACCAACAGTAACACCCGTAATTAATGCGCTAATTATATCGCCGTCAATAACAGTCGAGCCAACGGTAATTAAACCGCTCGAGCTTGCAACTGTTCCGCTAATTAATGCTTGGCCAGTAGTGAAACTAGATACATCGATGCTGTACCTCTCCACCTTGCCAACATTAAGCGGCTCTTGAAACGTAATCATGCAGGGAATGTAACTGTAAGTGATGCGATTGAGCTTGTGCCGCCTGATACATAATCAAGTGTTGCACCGCTTACGATAACGTCAGCACCAGAACCGCCCAAGCCGACAGTAAGCGTATAAACTAAGCCGCCTGCTGTTAATGTTGCGCCGTCTACTGTTCCAGTTGCCGCTATGGTTGCATCGGCAATAGCGTTGCCTGTAATAACGCCGGTAGATGGAGCGCCGAACCCCGCTAATGTATGAGTGACTACTGTAGTTCCACCATCTAAAATAACCAATGATGCTGTAGTAAAGTCAGCAGAGAAGTCTGATGCTCTTGCATTTCTTGCCGCTGTGTTTGCTGTTGACATTTTATATTTTCCTGTGTCGTGCGCTAGTATATAGCGGCTGATTTGTGTTTAAAGTACGGATTTTAATTTGTGTATTTTGGCTGTATGTAATTACCTGAGTTCCAGACCTATAATAATACACCTGTATGCCATTGTTAGCAATAACGCTGAATGTCGGTGCTGTTACGTCAACTGTAATCTCTGCGCTTAGTGTAGGTCTTGTCGCGCTGTTTAATACGCTAAACACAGGTGCATCAATACTAAAATCAATTGTAGATAATAGCGGGTTAATTAATGATGTGCTTACACTAAATATTGGCGCATCAACTAAAACGGCTATTAATGCCGATGCATTACCCGGCTCAGTTGTAGTACTTGCAATGCTAAATATTGGCTTAGTAATATCAAAGGCAGTGTTAACCGTAAATATTGGCACGCTATTTGATAAGGCAATACTAAACGCGGGTTTAGATACTGATAATGCAATTGCAGAATTAATAATTAATACTTGATTATCTGCGGCAACACTGAACACTGGTTTAGATATTGATGTCGCAACAGCAGATGTTATTACTAACTGCCCATTCTCTGCGATTACTGCAAATATTGGCTTGCTTATATCAACAGTTAACGCCGATGTAAATACTGGCACGGTTGTTGATGCGGCTGTTGCAAATAATGGTTTAGCTACATTAAAAGCTAAATCAGATGTAAATGTTGGTACTACTTTAGATGCTGCCGTTGCAAATATTGGTTTTGCAATTGTGTAGGCAATATCTGCGCTTATTGTTACTGGCGCAACAAAGCTAGATGCAATTGAGAATACTGGCTTGCTTATTGTTTGGGCTACCGATGCGGATATTGAGCCGCCATCATCGTAAAATACCCACCAGCTATTTGTTGTGCCGTTAAAATTAGAAAGCGTCATTGTTAGCGTGCCAGTGTCGCTAGTTACGGAAGTTCCCGTACCACCGCTATCTGACATGTCTATGATGTGTACGCCGTTGTCGTCAGTAACTTTAATGTAAGAATAATTAAAATCAGACCAACTATCACGCCCTGTAAATCTAGCACCTAAAACAAATGAACTCCCTGTATCTGTACTCCTAAAGGAAATCACATCATCTACACTTGCAGTAAATAGGTCAACAGCGGAAACGGTAGTCCCGTTTTTCTCAAAAGTATCCACCCTGAAGTCTAAAGTGCCCGAGTTCCGTTTTAAAAGATAACCGTCCCCCCCTCCAACTCGACCATCAAACAAGTAAGAGTCGCCAGAACTTGATGCTGTAATAGCTTGCTTGAATTCTAGCTCTATAATTGCATTACCAGTTACGCCGTATACGGTTGCAAAAGTGCTGCTTCTGGCTGTAGGGAACTGTAGGTAATAAGCCATTACTAGCTCACCACACCATACGCATTATCAACATACATATCAGGAAAGCTGGGGCATTGAATACGGTAAGTCTTTGCTAGTTCTACATCACGAAACCCTGCAACTCTGACATACTCGAAAGACCCATCATTAAAAGTAACTTTGCGGTAAACCTGTGGGTTGTGTTTCTCTTCGGCGTCTGCGCTTAATACTATTGTGCAAAATCCTTGCTCAACGGTTACGGGTTTTAAGCTTATTATGCCCTTTGCATTGTTAAAATCTTGCTTAGTTATAGACTTGTAAGGCTTTTGTGTTGTGTTTGCATAGCCTACACAAGCATTAAAGCACTCTTGAGTTAATGCTCCAATACTAACAAGGTATCCTATAAGCTGCTGTTGAATCCTGCCTATTCCGTTAGGATGAGAGTTCATCAAGTTAAATTCAGTAACGCCAGATTGTAACGCAAATACCAAACCCTTAGCTTTCTCGTCAGTACTTGCAAGCAACATATCAAGTGAGTTGTATACAGTAAGAAAGTTAATGACCATGTCGGGGCTTAACATGCGCTCATGAGGCTCAGTGTGATTTCTTGCATCTGCTAGTGTTGCAAAGTCTTTGAGTAACATATTTCAATCCACCTTAATTAATTTAATCTGAAACACATAAACAGACCTATCTTTAAATGCTGGGGTTGACTTATTGTTAAATAAATCAGGGTAAACTTTCCAACCCCATCGTCTATGCAAGAAGTAATTTTTAAATAGTCTAGTATGCCTGTATTTTGCCCTGAAATATCCGTCTTTATTTATAAACTGGAAATCATACCATAAGTTGACTGTGCTGGCCTTATTGGCGTTTGTAGCATTGCCCTTGTGATACGATGCGGTTATATCTTTTACATCTACACTGGTTGATACGAATGGCAAATAACGAGCATTCCAAGCGGGGTTTCTTAGTGCGCACCATTTGTATGATTGCCACCAAAGACTAGTGAAAGAAAGGTTACGCCAGATAATACCCTGTTGGCGCAAATAATCAGGCCACCAACCATAATCACCTTTGTTGACACTTATTGAGCCGTCAATATTCCAGTGTCGGCGTTGTGTGCCGTTACCATTCCAGCCATCCTCCGCATTACCCCATATTTTATTGAGACCCCAAGGTAATTCGTTGAGGTTTTTATAAGTAGCCCACAGTGTAGGTATAACAAGCAAAGGAATGCCGATAAGCATTAGTATTATGCGCGCGATAAATCTCATGTGTATCAGCCTTATAGTATTTCCTACATTTTAAACCATTAGGCAAAAAAAAGCCACTAAGCAAAATGCAAAGTGGCTCAAGGTAAATACATCAGTCAGGGAAGTAACTGTGCATTTTAGGCTTAAATGGCAACTAACTGCCTGGTCTACGGAGTAATTAGGTTTATCTTATTCCTCTTCGTCGTCATCGTCAAGGTAATTTTCATCACCAATGCATTTAGGACAATATGATTCTGGTATACCGAATTCATCTTGGGAGTCACATTCTAAGTGTTCTTCACAGTCTGGGCATATTGGACCTTCGATATAAAATTGGCTGCGCGGGTCGTTGTCGAATTGGCGTATGTTGTCGGGGTAGTTATTCATAATTACCCTTACAAATTACATTTTTATGCCCAATGTCATCAATAACGTTAAAGTTACCCTCGAAAATACCATCTTCAATTACTTTATACTCCTTACCTATAGTCAAATTCTTATCATCATCACTCAAATTAACAATCCAATAACCTACTTTTACATTATTCATATTATTCATCCGCTTATTAAGTTAACCCAATATTACACCATAATACTGGGTTGACTGCTCCGACCAGTTAAACCGTATAAACCTCAGTTCGTTTCTGCGCATTAGTACCAGGCTCAACACTTTCAAGCCTGTCGCGCACTTCTTCTAGCGTTAAAGTCTCGCGCCCCTTCTCTCCATAAGTCTTTGACCGTTTAATCACAATCAGACAGCTACGAGAGCGCCAACCGCCATCGTGAGCATAAGCATCGGAAGTCGCCAACTGATTAAATGATTCAATTGTCATATTCTCATGCTCTTTACGGACCATATTATGATGTATATGCCCGATGTCAATATAATGATATTTAGTTTCGCCAAAGTCCTGTCGATAATCATGCATCATTACTTGGCCCAACTTAGGCGGTCTACATTTATCTGAGTGATGAGACATAACAAATGTATTACCCATTCGATACGGAATAAACACGTTATCATTGTCGAGTATTTTAACCCGGTTAATCTTCCCATAAGCAATCTTTAAGTGCGCATTCATCCACATGTCATTTTTGCGCGAATGATTTCCCTGGTTGATAATAACGTCAACATATTTAAAGTGTGCCAGTGCTTTATCAATCAGGAAGTGCATCACGCGCAGATACATTTTAATCATCTTACTGTATCGATTATCGCAATCCAAGTTATGTCCATGGCCCTCAGTTACACCAGCCAAGTTTTCGTAATGCGTCATGTCACCCATGTCTTGAATAACACACCGCTCATAACCCCCATTAGATTCTATCAGCGACCACATTGCAGCGCATAGTTCACGTTCTGCAATGTCTAAGTTAAAGTTTTGTCCCACCTCTTTATCATACGCAAGCATGCCGAAATGCCCGTCGCCAATGTTAAACCACGGAATAATATCTGTATAGTCATCCGCTTTCTGGTTTAGCTTAGGCTTGGATACCTTAGTAATAGGCTTAGATAGTGACTCAATTGCTTCACTTAAGGCGCAATAAAGCTGTTCAATAGTCGTGTTAGTCTTAACCCATTCAAGCACTCTACCTGTTGAATCATCTTCTTTATTCTTAAGTCTAACGAGTGTAGAATAACCCTTAACACTATGCTCTTCGGGGTTTTTGTGGTATCGCTCATTATCTGGGTCGTATCCAGTGGCTTTAAGCCTGGCAACACGTCGATGCAACACTCGGACACTCATGCCAAACTTTTTAGCAATAGATTCCTTGGTATTACCAGATTCTAGTTCATCGCGTAACTGTTCGTGTGTAATTTTAAGTGCTGCCATGCTTATTCCCCTTTGTGTAAAAAATAGACTGTAAACTACATCGGTAGTAATTACAAACCCTTAAATTCCCATATTCGTACATTACGCGCAATCTTACCAACTTGCTCATAACCTTTAAAGCTGCCAAACTTTGAGTATGTGTCGCTTACTGTGGTGCGCTTTACTTTGAATTTGTCTGCTAGTTGTTGTGTTGTGAGTTGTTTATTCACTGGTCTTACCCTCTAGTTGTTCCAGATATAGTAAAGCATTATCTATACATACTTCGTCAGGTTGGCACTTTGAAACAATACTTTTTAGCTCGTTAAACAATCCATGTGCATTAGCTAATTCATCTTCAAGCTCTGAAATTCGCATGTCTCTAGCCTTAATAACTACATTCAACTGCTCTATTGTTGCGGATTGTGCCGCTAGTTCTATTAATTCTTTTGTGAATGAGTCTTTCATTAGTCTTTATCCTCTAGTTTTTCAACTACATCAAGTACTGTATCAGCGTGTAATTGATGTTTTTTTACATAATATTTATATCCGCAATCTAAGCATTCATACCCAACAACTGACAGACCAAAATATGTTGGTATTCCTGTATGTGCTTTTCTGTGAAATAGTTTTTTGATAAAATTCATTATCCTTTACCCTCTAGTTGCTTGCTTAACAATGTTTCGACTTCACGAACCAAACTACAATCACTAATGCAATCTTGCTCTAATAAATGTGTTAAGTACCAATTTGAGCTTTTTAATTTAGAATTTGCACTAGCTAACTGATCTTGCATATTATCGTGCGCCCATTGATTAGCGTCTGATTTAATTTTTAAATCTGCGTATTTCTGTGCCCATGCGTCTAACTGGTCACGTAATCTTTTAATTTCATTTTCTTTCTCAAGAAGTAACTTCATTGATTCCGGCAATGCCTTGTTTCTTTCTCTCGCAGTGTTTGGAATTGTTATTTCATAACTATAGCCACCAGATAACTCATCCGTAACTGAAGCTTTACCCACGATTACCGTTGTCATCAGTCTGCACTCCCTATGCAATAGCCGTTTTCGATAAGAGATTCATAATCTTCCTGATGAGTATCATTGGCATCAGCTAAACACTGAAAAACTTCACAACTCAACGGCTTAACTTTGGATTTTGTATAGCCAGCTTCGTAAAGTATTTTACAAAAGATAATCATGCCTTGCTGTATTTCACCGAAATGCGCAATAGCAAGCTTTTGAATTTCATCAATCGCTTTTTGCTTTGCGGTTTCTGCTTGGTTAACTGGTTTAAATGTGCAGACTTTTATATTAAAACAAGATTCTTCGTTGTTTAAATCTGTTCCAATAATTAATTTTTCGCCTACATAATTCACCTTAACGGTTGCACGATGGAGTCCAGAAGGTCCAAAAACATCCATTATATTGCCAACCTTTATCAACCCTTCACCATTCCAATTCTTTTCCTGAACTTCTAAATCTATTCCGTACATATCATCCCCCTAATTAATTGAACCATAAGCATACCAATATACCCATGTTATGCAACGTCTATTTGACTGGTCGGGCCAGTGGTAAAACTTAATCGTTTGCAACCTGGCAAAGCAACCATTTCAGCATAAAAACACACATTATGTTAAATACGCCGTAAATGGGCTTGTGCGTAATCCTCACGACACTTGTTTTTACCCTGTACGTTTTGTCGAATGCGCGCATATAGTTTGTGTGTGTTCTTGTTTGGTAGGTTGTAATTGATTTAATGCTGCCTATTTGAGTTGCAAGGATAGTAATCAATAAAATGTAATACGCTTAGTTATCACCGCTAAAAATAGGGTAACCCATAAGTCTTTGATTTGCATACATAATAAGCAAAACTTGGGTAAAACTTGGGAGAAATAGGGTAGTTTATGGAATTATTACCCCAGACCACAGCCCTTATGCATAAAGGGATTAAGATATAAATAGGGTAATAAGGTAATATATATACTATATTTTTCTATCTATTTTTAATTATATATAATTTTATATATTTACTCTTACACATATACACTCACAGAGGTACTACCCCATTTTACCCAGTTTTGCCATAAATCCGCGTGGATAAAGGGCTAAGGTCTTGGGTAGTTTTTCCGCAGAACTACCCTATTTTTGTTTTATTACCCTAGTTTTTTAGTTTTGTTGGCTAAATACTGGTAGCCAACTGGTTAATCTAATTGTTAACCTTTTGTAAACCTATCGATTGCTTGTGTTTACTTTTTGTACACTGGTCTAAACAGTTAGATTGTTGTTAGATAGTGTTTGACGTTGTTTACTGTTTTTGGTAGATTTGCGGTTCGGTTTAATTGAGTTGATGATTTATGAAATATGCGATAGATAAAAAAGGAAATAGATTTTGGGTTGAGTTTGGAGGGGAATTTTATCCTTTTTGTGCCGCTAGAAAACCTTCTGATTTTATAGGTGATGATATGACTAGATATGTTACTGACCTTTGCCCCTTGCCATTGTCTGAATTTAAGGAAATAGAATGATTGAATTACAAACAAAACAACTCAGAAATCTACGACGCTTATCAAAATACTTCGACTATAACCGCTCTGACATGGCAGAAAAGCTAGGAGTAGATGCATCAGTCGTCTACATGTGGTTTTCACGTAAGCGTATCAGCAAGCAAGGCGCGGTAACTGCTGAACGAGTCACAAACGGATTAGTAAAGGCGGCTGATTTGAGACCAGATATAATTGAGTTTATTGAGTAGGTGGAAGCTATGGATAATTTAGAAGATTACTACGAAGGCAAAGGTTGTAAATGTTATGCTAGAAGCGAGGGCGAATGCGCTTGCGGTGTTGATTGGACACCAAAAGAGGTTTATGTGTTAGAGGCTAAAGTTAAAGAGTTAATTGAGCAACTAAAAACCGCAAAGATTGACGCGGTAAATGAGTTTGCATTCTATATTACAGCTGTTAATTCAAAAAATCGCGGTCTAATATCCATTGCAGAAATGTATTGCAAGGGGTTAGCCAATGAATAACGTAGTCAACATCAGTGACGCGATAGAGATTTACGCGCACGATTACAATACAACTATGTCATTTGCGTGCGCTGTATTTAAGTCGCCAAAGATAACGCATGTTGATATGTGGGACTTACCCATAGGCATAGATGAAGCGCAACCGGCCAAGTTTGCTACGCTAGTATCAAGAGAGTCAACGGACTTACTGAGTCGCTTTACAATTGCAATTACAGATGTCGTGCAGTTCCCGCCGTCAACAGCATATCTGCATGGTTTAGGTGTAATCAGCGCGGCATTAAATAAAGGGTTTCGTATCCAGTATCATCACGGAACGATACCGCTAAACCTGTATGTGATTACCGCGCAAAGACCGTCAACGGGCAAGTCTGGTATCAATCAATTCTTTTTTACAGCAGTACAAAAAGCATATGCAAAGGAATCAGAAAGGACCGCGCCGTTACGTAATAAGTTAGAACGTGAATTGGCAACTAATGAGAAAGACATGGCGAAAGAAACTGAGCAAGGCAATATAGACAATTACCTACAAAAGATAGTTGACTGTAAAACTGCGTTAGCAAAAGTACCGTTGTGGCGATGCAATTTAAGCGATGCAACGGTTGAAGCAGCAGAGGGTATTGCCGGGGCGCAAGGTGGTTTGTTTAATGTCATATCAGCAGAGGCAAATGCAATCAGCGTAATTACTGGCGGTGTTTATACTGACGCAAAGGCAAAGAAAAATTTAGGGTTATTATTGTCAGCGTGGGACGGCGAGCATGTAAGTACTGCGCGTATCGGGCGCGAAGGCATAGATTGCCATGTAAGAGCTTCAATTGCAGTACTGTCACAAAGCGACGCGGTTGATACAATATTGGCAGCGGGCGCGACTGGCACGGGCATAACAGAACGATTTTTGTTATTGTCTGAGCCAACAATGTTAGGCACTCGGGGCGACCCAGTTTATGACAAAGTTGCTTTTCCTAAAATACTTGCCGAATATGACGCGCTAATAAATAACATTATTGCAGAAGAAGATATTGTAATTGATTTTAGCCGTGATGCTGAAAAGTTTTTACGCATGAAAAAGCGCGATATTGAACCGAAAATGGCTGATGATGGCGAATATAGTAACGACCTGGTAGGCGGGTTTATGGGTAAAGCCGACAAACATATAAGAAAGATTGCAGCGGTTCTGCATTGCATTGAGAATTGGCGCGAAGGTGGCGCGCGCAGTAAAGAGGTGCAAATACAAATGGTAATGCGTGCAACTGCGCAATTTATGGAATTAGCCGAGCGGTTTTTACATGCTGTTGATAGTCACGGTTACAGCGGCGAAACATCAGAAGTCGAAAAGCTAATCAGTTATTTTACAGAAAAGGCAGAGAAGGGAAAATTAAAAATAACAATACCTATACTCGTTAGCAACTTGTCTGGCTCAAAACCATTCAAAGGAACGCCAAAACTAACATCAAGAATTAAGAATAAAATATTACCAATATTGGTCGAACGCAATTATGTAGTTATTGCTGATAATACTGTTTATATAAATCCTAGGTTGAAGTGATGATTAAATGCATAGTTCCAATAAGCGGCGGCAAAGATAGCCAAAGCTGTTTAAAATTAGCAATTACTGAATTTGATAAATCTGAAATTATAGGTTTATTTTGCGATACTAAGTTTGAGCATCCTTTAACGTATCAACATGTTAAAGACATATCTAAAATGTATGGTGTAGAAATAAGAACGGTTAATGCTGGGAGTGTTGAAGATAAATGCACGCATCATAAAAGATTTCCAAGTGGCACAGCTAGACATTGCACCAATGAATTAAAAATTATACCAAGTAAAAAGTTTTACAAAGCACTAGCCGAAGAGCAAGGCGAAGGTTTTATTGTGTATTATGGTATGCGCTCAGAAGAATCAGCAGAAAGAGCCAAGCGATACAAATTAAAAATGGCTGATGAAATATATGAACCACATGAGGTAATATCTAATTATCCTAAATACCTAGGAAAACTAGGTGTTAGATTTAAACTTCCAATTATAGAGTGGACGAACAAACAGGTATTTAACTTCTTGAATGGTGAGCATAATTCTTTATATGATTCAGGCTTTGACCGTGTTGGTTGCTTTCCTTGTTTGGCGGGTGGTGATAGATGGAAAGAAAAAGCATTTGCATTTGATAAGTTTGGGCAAGAACAAAGAATAAAAGTGGCAGTTGTAGAGGAAGCAATTAATAAATCTGTATTTACAAGCAAAGGAGCATTACAGCGAAATAACCCAGACCAGACTGATATGTTTGATGATTCTAGCTCGGGCTGTAGGTTTTGCGATATTTAACTGGTCGGATATGTACAACACAAAAAATAGAATACAATCGGTTTAAATTTAAAGGGGAAGAATATATGAAAATCGACACAGACGCACTACTCGCAAAACTAAACATAGTTGACGTAATCAATAACACTGGTTTAAAGCTAAAGAAAGAGGGTGGTAATTACGTAATGTGTTGCCCTTTTCATGCCGAAAAGTCACCTTCATTTAAAGTTAATGAGGCCAAGCAGTTTTATTATTGTTTCGGTTGCGGCGCAACTGGAAATGCGATTGGTTTTGTAATGAACTTTGAGAAAGTAGAGTTTAGAAAGGCATGTGAAATGCTAGGCGCAAACGTAGCAGCAACACCGAGTGAACAATTTAAGAAGAATATGAATAGGGTAATTAGCACGATGCATGGTTATTATAGACGCGACCATGATTTGTGTGTTGAATTGCTACAGAATCACAATGTCACAACAATAAACGGCGTTGTAATATTTGATGTTGGCTTGCACTTTTACGCACCAGTTATTGATTTGCAAGGCTTAATAGCAAACTTATACGACATAGTAACAGGGCATTTTGTTGTTGGTAGTGTATCACATTTAGCATACACACCATTAATACGAGACGAACAAATTGACACTTATCTAATAGTCACTGAATACGATGATGCAATTAAAATATTTAACAAGCATAAAAACGTCAACATTTTAGTTAGTCACTCAGCATACAATACAAAGCTATTAGCCGAGTGTGATATGCCTATTACGCGCATTCCTGTGTTGACTGAGGACGATACGTTGGCGCATTCGTTAATGGATAAAGGTGTGTGGTCTGAGTATAGGAAATTGACTGGTAAGTTAAGTAAGCGAATGAGTGGGGATGATTTTTATGATTAATATAGTCAGCTTTAGCGGGGGTAGAACTTCAGCATACATGGTTTATTTGATGGAAGATAAAAGAAAAAATCACGGGTGGGATGTTGAGTATGTCTTTTGTGATACTGGCGCAGAGCATCCAAAGACTTATGAGTTTATAAGAAAGTGTGTTGAGCATTTTGGTATCAATTTACATTGCATTAAAGCCTTGGTAAATCAAGAGTCAGGGGTTGGCAATACTTACAAAGATGTGGGCGTAAATGGAATTGGTTTTGATTTAACAACCATAAAGGAAAATATAAGAAAATACAGCACATTTTCAATAATGAACCCTTATTGCACAGAAAGATTAAAAACCACCTCTTTAAATAAGTTTTGTAACGATAAATTCGGTAAAGGCAATTATGTGAATTGGCTAGGTATGCGCATTGATGAACCTAAAAGATTGAAAAATATGGAAGTTACGCCTGATATGTTTGGTAAAAAGCTACATGTTAATCCTAACGTTAGATACTTAGCTCAAATCAGTGATTTTATAAAAGAGGATATTTTGGATTTTTGGCTAAAAATGCCATTTGATTTAGAAATAGGAGAGCATTTAGGTAACTGTGTTTTTTGTGTAAAAAAATCAGCTAAGAAGATTGCCCTGGCGCAAAGGGAAGACCCAGAACTAGCGAAGTTGTGGGAAGAGTGTTTTACGGATAAAGAAACGCGAGTATTACCGGCAAATAAATACCCGAAAGGGGTTATTTACAGAAACGGTCAAAGTTTAGGTTCTATTATTCAAATGTTTAGCGACTTTTCTAATAATGAAATTAAAAACAGCATCCACAAAACAAAATCATTAGATAGTGGTTCATGTGGGGAGTCATGTGAGGCTCAATTTGATTTGTTTGATGGGGATAAAAATGATTAACCTAAACAAATTCAAACTCCGCGAAGAATACCAATTACCAATACACAACGCGACACTCGAACACTTACGCACAAAAGATGCTAAACCAGCGTTTATTGATGCGTCTGTTGGCGCTGGTAAAACCCTAAATATTGCGGCTATTGCTAAACACACACAAGAAAAAGGCGGCCGTGTTTTAATCTTAGCTAGGCAAGGCGAACTAGTTAAACAAAATAGTGAAATGGCATGGAAATGCGGATTAAAGAACAGTATTTATTCTGCATCATGTGGCAGTAAGTCAACATTTTATCCTGTTGTTTTTGGTACTGAGGGAACAATTGCGGGCGCGTTAGATGGTGATTTTGCGACAACTAAGTATGATTTATTACTAATTGATGAATGCCACCACGTTGACCACCAGGATACAACGCTGTCAATTAAAAATAATAGCCGTAAAAGAACCACTAAACAGTCTGATGATTCATGTATAACGCAAACCGAACCAACCCAATACACAAAAATCATAATGCACCTACTAAAACTCAATCCTAAATTGCGTATCATTGGCTACACTGGCTCACCTTACCGCGGAAAAGAAACTATCATCGGCGATTTTTGGCAAAAGAAACTATATGAAGTGCCAACAATGTACTTAGTTAGTCTTGGTTATCTAGTGCCGCCAGTGTTTGGCTTTGGTGATGATGCGCACAAATATGATTTAGCAGAATGGACGCCTAAGGATGCTGACAAAGGTGCGAGTGATTACGGCGCCAAAGAATTACAAGCGATGCAGCGTAAAATTACAAAGGACAAACAGCTTACGCAAATAATTATGGAAGAGGTTGTAGGAATATGCGAAGCTCGCAGCGGTGGTGTAATGATTACTTGTGCCGGTAAAAAGCACTGTGAACAGGTTGCAGAGTTTTTGCCAGAGGATAGCTGGGCCATTATTGTTGACTCTACAAGCACAAAAGCCCGATCTCAATCATTAACAGATGTACGCACGGGCAAGATTAAATACATATTACAAATTGGGTGTTTAACGACTGGTATAAATATCCCGCCGTTATCTACATCAGTAATATTGCGCCGCATTGGGTCGCTTACATTGTTAACGCAACTTATCGGTCGCATATTGCGCACGCTAGAAGATGAAGATTTAGAGCGTGGATTTACTAAGATAGATGGATTGGTGCTTGACTATACCGATACTTTTGAGTCATTCGGTGACATATACGACGACCCTATGCTCGACAATGCAAGAGCCGCAAAAGGTAAATTTATTAGTGAGACGCAAGATTGCCCGACATGTAACGCGGTAAACAGTATTCATGCGGTCAGATGCATCGGTGCAGCGACTAATTCAGACGGACGTTGTGATTACTACTTTAAAGGTTCGATGTGCTTACGTTGCGATACAATGAATGCTCCGACCGCTCGCACTTGCCGCAACTGTGACGCGATTATGATTGACCCTGCAAAGGCGTTAAAGAATAAAGCGTATACGGATGCCAACTGGAAAGAAGTTGTATTTGGCAGTATGAGTATGAAGCCAACAGCAAACAAAGACGGTGTTTGTGTCGAGTACAGTTTGAACAGTATTTACACGGTTCACGGAAAGGAAATGCAAGAAGTTGCTAGAGAATATTTAAAACCATTTAGCACCGCACCGCACGAGCGCCAGAAATGGCAATCATTTGTCAGCACTCACATTAACGGGCGCGGATTCCAGGCTATAATGCGAAAAAATACGACAATTAATGACATCATAAAGAATAAAGCGATGTTTTGTATGCCGTCGCATATTACACATCGAGTTAATGATAAAGGTTTTTCGATAATTAATCGTAGACGGTTTTTATCTGGCCGTGAAGAAGGGTGACTGGTAAGACCACTATGTTGAGTATTTTGTGTATAGTTAATACTAATTAATATACAAGTCAATTTTGATGTGTATAGATTTAAGGGGAATTTATGAAATACAAATATAAAGTATATGAACTTTTTGCAGATTATGATTATTACATGGAAAATAAAGAATTACTTTTTGAATCTTGCGATGTAGCAGATGCTTATAATTTTTTAACATTAGTAAAAGATGAGCCATATTATTATCATTGGGTTGCTGTTGAGGTCGCAAAGTGAACTTTATTACAGCAATAGACCCCGACCTACGCAAAAGCGGTGTGTGTAGATTAGATGCGAATGGTGAAATAATAGATTTATACTCGACTGGCATAAGAGGTTTAATTGTGCATATCGAGACTAACCCATACGACACTTTCGTAATCGAGGATGTAAACAAAATCAAAGCAATGTACAACCGAGGCACAAAGACTAACAACACAACGATTGCGCAAAACGTGGGCATGTGTAAAGGCGCTGGCACTATCATAACCGATATTGTTACGCACTATGCAATTAACCCACCAATACTAGCCCCAGTCGGATTAGGCAAAACAGTAAAGAATAATACAAAGCTGTTTAACGAATTAAGCGGGTGGACTAAATCAAGCAATGAAGATATGCGGGATGCCTATTGTATTGCACGTTGGTATTTTATGCAAACAACTGGTAAGACCACATCAACGAAATAATTGTGTATAGTGGTTTTAAATTCATAAGGGGAAGAAAGATGGAAATTACAAAGTTAAAAGGTTTAGAGGGTTACAAAATATCATCGGGTGATTTTTCTATATGGTTTGATAGCGTTGACATAGATAATGCGTTGGACTTAACTACTTTATACAGAAATGGCGGACTTGTTTGTAATTTATGGCATAAGACAGCAATAGAATTCAATAAGCTATGGGAAGAAATAAAATGAACATACAACAACTAACACAAGAAGAATACCGCGCAGTTGATGCACTCAGCAACTCAGAGTTACAGCTAATCGCACGCAGCCCAAGCGAAATAGAGTGGTCCAGAAACGCACCAGTAGATAACACTAAAACAGCCGCGTTCGACTTTGGTACGGCTTTACATGCTGCACTGCTTGAGCCTGAGACGTTTAACGATAGCGTGTTAGTTTATACTGATACAAAATCGCGTGAGACCGTTAAGTTTAAAGCGTTTTACGATGCACACATGAGCGAAGGTAAGTTAATTTTACTTGAGGACGAATACAGCAAGATTCGTTTCCAGGTTGATAGCGCCTATGCCCACCCGACGTTTGCTAAAATAATGCGTGATGCGGCATACTTAGAAAAGTCAATATTTGCATTATTCGAAGGCGTAGCAGTAAAGATTAGACCCGACCTAATCACTAAAGGCGGTCTATTATGTGACGTTAAAACAACAGCTAGTATTGACGATTGGCGCAACTCTGCTAAGTGGAAGAACCCATTGTTTACGCACGGCTACGGACATACAGCGGCGTTTTATATGGATGTTTTAAATGAAGCATCTGATATGCAGGTTGACTCATACACATTCCTAGTTGTACAAAAAACAATATCACTAGGCAAATACCCAGTTGCAGTAATTACAATCACGCGTGAAGAATGCGAGCGATACGGTTTCTTTGATGAGGTTTATGCAAACTTGGCGCGTTATAAGCAATGTAAAGCGGATGATAATTGGATTGGTTATGAGTCGTTTCCGGCGTTTCCAGTGTTTGAGAGTGAGCAGATTAGTATTAGTGAGGTGGATTAGTATGGACACTATAGAGTTTAAAGAATGGCCTAAGATGCCCAGAATATCTAAAGAAAAAATTACTGTAAGTGAAAAAATGGACGGAACAAACGCCTGTATTATAATTAAAGATGCGAAAATAATAGGAATTCAATCTCGCAAAAGATTTATTACATGCATAGATGACAATTATGGATTTGCTAACTGGGTTTGGGAAAACGCACCGGAAATTATAAATCTTGGTGATGGGCATCATTTTGGTGAGTGGGTAGGTCTAGGTATACAGAAGAACCCTCATAACTTAGATGCTAAGTACTTTTATATATTCAATACATTTATGCCTATTGACTCTTTGCCAAGTTGCATAAGAAAAGTAAGAGTTGTTTACGAAGGTGAAATTTACGAAGGGGTCTACAAAGATTGTATGGATACTATTTTAAGTATGTCAGAAACCGAAGGGTATAAAGCAGAGGGTATTGTATCTTACAATCACTTATCTAGGACGCGTTACAAGAAAACATTTGAATATGATAACGGTAAATGGGGAAATAAATGAACTTCGACATAACAAACTCAATACAAGCTAAATCAGACCAGTTAAACGCTGATGATTTAGTCACAGCGCCGCGAACTATAAAAATCAGTGACATTACACAGGGTAATGCAGAAAACCCCGTCATAGTACATTACGAAGGCGATAACGGTAGACCGTTTAAACCGTGTAAAACAGTGCTAAGAATAATTGGCGCGGGTTGGGGAAATATGACGGGCGAGTGGGTTGGTAAATCGTTAGTGTTGTATTGCGACCCGACTGTAGTTTATGGTGGTAAAGAGGTTGGAGGTATCCGCATTCAGGCAATGTCTAACATATCTAAGCGATTAAAGATTAGCTTATCAAAGACGCGCGGCAAGAAAGTCGAGCATCTTATTGATATACTTACGCTGGTTGAATTGCAAGCATACCCCGGCGCAAACTTTATGACTAATTTCCCTAAATGGGAAAAGGCAATTGAAAACAAAAAGATGACAGCAGAACAGATAATTAACGGATGCAATGCTAAAGCTAATTTATCCGACGAACAAAAACAACAAATCCGCGACATCGAAAAAGGTGATGCAGATTTAATAATTGACGAAAGCGTGAATGATTTTTTTAATGATAAGGAAGATAAGTGATGAACGTACTAACAATAACCGGCAATCTTGGCAAAGACTCAGAAGTTAAGTCATTCGGACAGTCAACAGTGTGCAATTTTACGATTGCAAATAAGGTTGGATTTGGCGACAAAGAACAGACAATCTGGTTTGATTGCGCGCTATGGGGAAAGCAAGCAGAAAGTAAATTACCTGAATACTTAAAGAAAGGACAACAAGTCGCGGTAAGTGGTGAGCTATCAACGTTTGAAGCTGACAACGGAAAGACGTATTTAAAATTACGTTGTAATAGTGTTGACTTGGTTGGCGGTAAATCTGATAGTGCGCCGCAACAAAGCAAACCAGCACCACAACAGCAAGCGCCAAAAGACAAAATGGCAGAGCCAGACTTTGACTTTGACGACGACATTCCTTTTTAATACTGGTCATACCACATAACAACAAAAACCATGTATTATGAGTGCATGTTTTACATTTTAGGATTAAGATTATGAGTAAAAAGGATATTAAAATAATTGATGAATTACGCGAATTAAGCGACCCAGTCAATAACCCAAGACACTATAAATCGCACCCAAGCGGAGTCGAGTGTATAGAAGTAACCGAGCATTTGAACTTCTGCATTGGTAATGCAGTTAAATATTTATGGCGTTGCGATGATAAGGTTAATCCAATACAAGATTTAAAGAAAGCGCGGTGGTATATTGACAGAGAGATTAGCCGGAGAGAAAAGTAATGCAAAACATCACACAGGAAGAACTCACGCAGACCAAGCCGACTTATTACGCAGACAATAAGCATCGTGTTGTCTTAACGAGTAAAGCTGATGCACGTCGCCGCATAGAGGATATTGAGCAAGCAAAAAGGGATAGGCTAGAAAATAGCTTTGACTTGCTATGAGTCATTACCAGGATGAGTGGGATAACTTTTATGCAACTAAGCAACAAAAAAGCTCACCTGGTTTAGTTGATTTATTAAAGCGTAATGATGTTGAGCCAACTATGCTCAGTCATTTAGATATTAAATTAGCTCGGAAGTTTATGCCGAAGAGTTACAAAGGGGAATAAAATGCAAACATACAGCGCAGAAGTGAAGAGAGAAGCGGATTTAAAAATAAGACGTGCAATGAAGGGTGATATTGTTTCGTATTTAAGCGATAATGACAGTAGAGTGTTTAGCCTAGACATTGCCTACAAAGCCCTATGCGAAGAGATTAAATTTACCGATAAACTTGTATCGATGGGCTTAGAAGGTAAGCGCACAGACGGTTACATCAAACTTGAAGCGCTAAAGTGGCTAACCAAGAAAATATATGAAGCAGAATCCGACTGGGAATTTGAAAGGCAGCACCCCTAAATCACTTGATTACATTTGCACTAATAATTTTATCTAACTTTTGGTCAATGCTTTCAAGTTGTTTTTCTATCCTACGTATATCTTCTTGGCGCTGAATTTTTATAAATTCGATTGATTGAGCATTGGCTGATATACGTTTGTCTTGGTCGTTAACGTATGTAAAGCCGCCAATAACTAATATAAGAGTGGTTAGCAAGTGTCCAACGCTTACTGATTTTTCAATATGCCAATTTTCTCGTACTGCGCTCATTTATTTAAGACCTTGAAATTCTGCTGTTTAAAAAACCATCTCAAACCAAATGAAGATGCCATAATACCAAACGCACCTACTTGCCACCAGTAAGGCAACCGACCTACAAATGAAACCCATTCTTCCGCCACAATTAGACCGCCAGTATCTTTGTCGTACCAACCTATTACTAAAGGGCTATACCATATCATCATAATTATTTCATCCTTCCATGATGTTTTAGCCGCTTCCATAGCCATAATGTCATAATCAAACTCGCCATTAATGACGCGTAACTCTTTTGCTGCGGCTGCTTCATATTTGCTTTTCTTTAAGTCTACCCATCCGCCGAATATAGTTGATGTTGCTGTGACTATGGCTGACCACATTATGAATAAATCCTCATCAAATATTTAACATTTAACTCACTGTAGAATTGTAACATTATTTCGCAAGCTGTACGAGAAGCAACCGCAATTCCGTTACTATTTAACCGTAAACATGGTGCAATGCAACCTAGTAATTGACTAACATTGTTAGCAGGGTGAAACTCTATACCTGTTCGTGAATCAACGCCTAAAACCTTAAAATAGGTGTGTCTGCCTGTTATATCGCGCATAAAGAAGTAATCACCCTCTGGAATGCAAGATATATTGACCCTATTGCTATTCCATGGCAACTCAAGCGCCGCCATTACCTGTCCATCCGGCAGAGTTAATTCGCTGCCGGTGAATAGTTTTTTGTAGTCTCGTTTGATTAGTAGCATTATGATACAGCCCCTCTAATGTCGCCGCCGTCAACTGGTGATAAGTAAGTTATTGTAAATCCATTTAAAGATATTGCTTTTCCGGCACTTGCCACACTGGTCGATTGCCCCAAATTACCTCCAGACTCACCATTTGCGCCACCTTCAATGCTACCACCAGAACCACCAAGTAAGGATGTTCCATCGCTTGCTGGCTGAGCAAACCCGCCGTTATTGTTTGAGCCTGTACCGGCTAATCCAACTCTAGTTCCAGCACCACCACCACCGGCTAGCTCCTCATTGAGTGCAATTTCTCTATCTCCACCAGCACCACCTCCACCGATTATACCGGTATTAGACAGCCTAATATTAGCACCCATAGTTATCCCTGTGCCTCCATTACTAGCATCAGCTCCGCCAATACTTGCGCCGTTTCCGCCTTTGCCAGATACTAAGTTTCTAGTATCAATCTTAATAGGTAAAACTAGCGAAGAAGGCCAAGAGCCGGTAACAATTGCACCGGCTAAACTGCTTGACCCAACAATAGATGATAATTCAAACACAAATACAATGTCATAATCATCTTGTACGTCAGGAAATTGCAGATCATAAATTGCACGCAAGTTTAGGTTTTCTTGACCACCAGCAATAACAATTAATCGTTGATTTTCGTCATCGCTCGCTAAATCCTCTGGTAGCTCAACGCCATAAGTATGCTCAATAGCAGTGTACTTATAGGCTTTAGACTCTCCAGCGCTTATAATCTGCACGGGCATGTTATATCTATTATAAGTCGCATCATCAAGAATTAAATCACTGTTAACAAATATCGAGTCGCCGGTCCACACGTTGCCATCTTTTGAATCCATAGAAAAGCTAAATTCTCTTGGTATATCTTCAAACCTACGACCCCATCTAGCCGCTAATCTAATAGCAGCCGCTCGGTTTAAATCTGTTATCCATCGGCTATTCACTACCTTATACGCCTGTATATTATTATACTTTGCTACGCTATCAGGCGTTATTCGTATGTACCCCTGTTTATAATTGTTTGTTTGGTCTAAGTCTTGAGTAGGGTCTTTTTGTCCAAAATTAATAATTACAGTTGAAACGCGTAAATCTGTTCTATCTTTTATTGATACACTTCCGCCTAAGAAGTTAGCTTCCGGGGTGTAAATAACATCACTACCAATAGGAGGCGCTTTTACAGCATTTAAAACAATACTGTTAATTCGCTCATCCCAAAACAAGTAATGCGGTGCTGTTTCGCCTAATTCTTTTAGTAGCGCTGATACGCCGACAGGCTCGGTGATTAGCGCGTCATACAAACCTGGATAGTAATCACTACTCTCATTGTCCCACTGCACTTTATTTATTTGTGAATCTGGCACACTGGCATACTCGGTTAGTAAGTCATAAAGTATGTCTGATAGTGATGCGTTATAGCGAAGGCATAATTGAAAAGCATCATCTTCTGAGTGTTCAGATGCTACAGTATTGTATTGACCGCGAACAATAGTAACCGTGTCACCTGAGCGAGTAAATGAAACAACCTCTTCACCCATGCGGCCAAACCCGCTAGAAGGATATTCACTATTACCAACGCCTGTAGGTAGCAATGTAATTGATGTTCCACCTATCAGTAAATCAGCAGACAATCTACCACCCGACTTTTGCGGAGCCTTTGCTCTGTCGTTAGATGCTAACTTTAATGTATCTTTTGCCGTTATTGATACGCCCTTCTCACTCATAGAAAACGACTCTATAACGTAATCGCGCCGCTGAAAATTGTTTAACTCATATGTATTATCAGTAATGTATCCGCTAAATATTGATAATCTGCCCCCTTGATAACCGGCATTACGCGCGCGCCAATTAGCCCAGAATCTTACTGGGGCTGATGCAATACCGTAAATAGTATAATCTTGATGCTCATTCATTGACACAGACGATGTAGCTCGCACACCTAAACCGCCAGACATATCTATTTTGGCCGGTGACATTGTTTGACTTGTCATTGTCGGAATGCCTGAGAATCCAACAGGTAGAGTGTATCTGTCTTCGCAAAACCGGTAAGTGTTGCCATCAACCTCAACCTCACAATACCAAAAATGTTCTTTAGTGTACTGTTTTCGCAATGTATCAAAAGCCATTAACCGTGTCCTTGCAGATTAAACCCAACACTCATAAGTGTTCGCTTTCCGTTTAGTGTCGGCGTTATATCTTCGTTAACAGCAACATAGCCAACATCATCAGGATAAAGCAATAAGTTCCAGGCAAAGAAAAAAGGTAGCAACTTAGCATCTTGAATAAATGCAAAAAAATCACCGCGAATAAAGCTACTCGGAAGATTATCCCAAGATACCGAAGTCTCGAAGCCCCTTGATTTAATTTCACGACCTACAAATTGCCCCGTCTCTGTTATTGAGTTTGAATACTGAGTGACGGCTGACAATGGCAAAGGCGAGTGACCAGAGAAAAACGGCCTTGGCATTTGCATTGCAACACCGGCAGAAGTAACGCCGACATAACCAGAGCCGCTACCCGTAAATGTAATTATTAACTCTTTTATATTAGCGGTTGATGCGCTATGTAACATTATAGCGTCATTAGTAGTGGGAGTTTTAGCGCCAAATGACACTATAGCGCCGCCAGTTGTCGACTTGTATGATACCAATACAGAATATTTATTACCTAAATTGTGAGCGCCTAAACAAACCGTATCTATTGTTACGTTGCTTGGCAATACATAAGTTAGCGTAACGGTTGCGGTAAATTCAAACCTTTCAAACGTGTTAGGCAACAAGCTAAATGCAGGGTTTGAACCACTGCCAGCCGATGCCGTTGCACCGGTTAACAAATTGCTATGCAATATACGCGCATGGTTTAATGCGAAAGGCGCTGATGCGTTATCCTGTACAGGTATCAATAAACCCATGACTTACCAGCCCAAGTTTGTATCTTGCCGGTTAAATCACTTACAGGCTCAGTGCCTATAATATCGCCTTCATCGTCAAAGACGTTGGTGTCTATCCAGTAATTTAACAATACAGACTGGTCAACGGTTTCATTTTCAACTGCTAAAACATCCCAATCTAAATCAAACCCGTATTGGTTGCCGTCCTCGTCAAATAAATCATTATTAGTAACTGCATTTAATGTTGTTGCATCAATATCAGCATTAATCAAACGTAATTCTTTACCAAGATAAACACCTGTGTCAACCAAACGACCATCAGCAAAAACACCTTTATATTTTGCAATTGTTTTTTGCAAGGCTTCCGGCATAGCGTCAAACGTTGTACCTTCGGGTATTGCTATTATAAACATCATAGTGCTTTAACCTCGTCTGCTGTTAGTGCAATATTGAAAACTTTAACTGTTTTTATTGTGCCGAAAAATCTTTGTAACTCGCTTGATATTTGCACATCGCCTATTATAACCGTATTTGCATTATTCATAAATGAGACGCTTGTATCTTGACCTACAAATATTCCGTTTTGATAAAAAGAAAATAAGCTTGTATCAAAAGAGCTTACTAATTTTATTTGACTAAAATCGCTTGATGCAAAAGAAATACTAGCTTGAGGAACGGAATTAGATAGTAATGAAGCGGTATAGTTAGAGCTTGACCGTAATAATTGCAATCTATTTGTTAAAGCACCGTCTGTTAACGATAAAGATGTTCTTGTGTTAGTATCGCTCTTAAACTTTGCATTAATAAACAATGTAGATTTTGAAAGAGGTGCAATATTAACACTCATAAAATCAGACGCCCTAGTAACAGCCGACCCTTCTGTTCTTATATAGCTAGTGGCAAAGGGTAAAGCTTCGATTTGTGCGCCCCAAACATATAAGCTCGAATTCGCGGTTTCACCTGCTGAACTATCTGTATAAATATAAAAAGTTAACGTGTCTGTTGATATATATTCCGTGCCATCAGAGGGTGAAACTGTTATAAATATTCTATACCAGCCATTGCCAACATTTTGACCCGTGGCAATATCAGCATAAGTTTTAGACAATATAGTCCCTGTTCTTGAGCAAAACACTAGCAATCTAGTCCCATTATTAGTTTTATTTTTTGTATAAACTGAAAAAGTAAAGTCTGTTAATGTACCAACAACAATTGAGTCTGTAACTCTTGATGCAGAACCGGCTCTGGTTATGCTGTCACCTGATAACGTACCATCGGGTGCAATTACTTCGTTACTTATAACTGTGGAGTTTGCTTTTGTCCAAGTTGAAAACTCCAAGCTTTCGCTATTTTGCGCTAAATTAGTACTAGCCCCCTCTGCCAAATACCCTAAACACTCACCTGTTGCCGCATCATATTCAATACGTGGACTTGCTGTAAATGCTTTTGTTACTGCTGTTGCTAGTGTTTTGACGTAGGGTAAAGTTTTAATACCTAAAGTAGCTTGTGCGCCATGTAAATATAAAAACTTTCCTGTGCCGACATAAGCGGCAAAAGACTCTAAATATACTGTAAATTTTAATGCTGTTGATGCTGCTGTAATTGAAATAGAGCATCTATACCAACCATCACCAACGTATTGCATAAAAGCGCTTACAGGAGTTTCAAAGATTGATAATATTGTCCCGTTTAATAAATCGAACATATACCCATCTGAGCTATCAATATCATAAAGACCAATTTTACTTGAAGTCCCTGCTTTTGCGTAAACACTTAAATTATAAATAGACCCAGAAACAACCGTTTGACTTGATAATGATAATGTATGACCACTGCTTACAGTATTATCAATTACTTTATCAGCTGTTTTAGTCTTATCGGGCGCTGCAATTGAATTAGCCAAAACAGTAACATCATCTTTTACCCACGCCGCATTATTAAACTGCTCGCTATACAAGGCTAAGTTTTCAACATCGCCAACAAAATTATTTTTTAAAACATAATCGTATTGGTTAAATTGGTTTAAATTACGACCAATATAACTGCCTGAGCTTGCGCGACTATAATCAAAGTCGACATTGTAAGACTCGCCGCAAAAGTCAAGATTGACAACATCGCCGCCGGTTCTTAATGCTGCAACAGGGCTTAATGGACCAACCGCTGTTGGTGTAGGGTTAGAGCTAGGTGTTACAGCGCTTCTAGCAGTTGGGATTGCGGTTGTAGCCGGTGTTAAACTTGTACGAGCCGTTGGAACAGGTGTTGTACTAGGTGTTATTGCGCCTCTAGCTGTCGGAACTGCTGTTGTAGCAGGAGTAACCGCTGTTCTTGCTGTAGGTGTAGCGGTTGTGCCAACACCCTCGGCCGTTCTGGCTGTAGGTGTGTCTGTTACCGGTGGGGTGATTGGCGTTGCCATTGTAAAACCTCTTAATATGTATTGTTTGATTATATGCTAAAAGTTAACCACCTGCAAAGTTTACAGTATAGCCATCGCCTAACGCTTGGTTAAGCGTATCAATCAATTGACCGCCGCTAATTAGGCTGTTTGCGTCTATTCCTGCAATTGATATATTTCTATCTTGACCGCCTCCGCCGCCGCCTGATGTTCTAGTTGTCGGTAACCCACCGCTAAATGAGTTTGAATTACCACCGCCGCCACCAAACTTTTGTTTTGCTATGTTTTGAACTTGTACAGCCGAACCAATGCCAGCAGCCGTCGCAAATGCAGCACCTACAATTGGACCACCTAATTTGTTACCGACTTTATAAGCGCCTTGAACCGCCGCAATACCGTCAATAATAGCTCCCGACAATGCAGCAACCTTGCCAATTTCAAACATTTTGCGACTTTCTGTGTTCATCAGTGACGATAAATCACCCATTGACTTTGATAATGCGCCCAGCTTTTCCTTGCCTTTTTTATCTTCCAAGTCAGTTTCTTTCTTTTTAGACTTGTCAGCGATAGCAATTAAATCAGTGGCTAACTTGTCGGCTTTCTGCTTTCTTAGTTCGTCATATTCATCACGCAAAAGCTCGCCATTTATCAATGACTGTTCTAGTAATATAAGTTCATTAGCATTTTTTTCTGCTAATAACTCACCTTCTAGCTTGAATTCATTTCTTAGTTGTTCTAGGTTTGAGCCGCGCGCGCCTTTTTGTTTTGCTTCTTCCGCCGCTAAGTCTGTTTTGAACTTAGAAAACGCGCTTGCATCATCCATCTCAGCCTTTGCCATGTCTTTCTGTTGCGCCTCTGCTCGCTCTAGCTCTGCAATTAATAGCCTTACATTCTCTGGTAGTTTGGCGCTTGCTCCGTCGCTTAACTCAAACGCTAAGGCCATTCTTCGCGCTGCGTTTGCACCCTCATCTGTTTCAATCTTGGTAATTGCTAGTTGTTGCGTTAAGGTTTCTACTAGAGCCTGCGTTTTAAATATAGCTTCATTGTCAAACCCAACATCTAATGCAGATACACCAGCATCTTTTATTCTTGCCTCTAATTCTTGAGCGCCAACAGCCGCTTTTCTAGCTGTTTCAAATATTGTATTCAGCCCAACAACTAAAGATTTTAATTCTTTTGGCGCATCTTTTGCGGTTGAAGATAATTCGTTAAGTCTGATTTGTAGCGCGTTGATGGCTTCTGGTGTTTTAGCCTTTTCAGCCTCTAAGAATATATTTAATATTTCTTTTCCTAGCTCATTTGCCTTTGCACCAGTAGCCCCAAACTTTTCGCCTATCTTGGTAAATGCAGAGCTAAAAGCAAGGAGGTCTTGCTCCCCATCTTTTGTTGCTTGAGAAAGCCTATCAAGGCTAACGCCAACACTACCAAATACACCAGCGCCTATTTCCTTTGAAAACTCGTCGCGTATCTCAGTTAAGCCAACTGAAACTGCTTTTCTTGCGTTATCAATTGATACTTCTAGTTGCGACAAAACCAATGCGTTACTTATTTTTGATAGCTCTTTTATGCTATCAGAAAACTCAAGTATTCCATCATCGCCTTTTTTTGCCACCGCCTCTAGCGCTTCAATTGCCTTCTCTAAATCTTCTATTGCACTGGTAGATTTAAATAACTCAGGCAGAAGAACAACACCAATAGCCGCACCGATACCGACAATAGAGCCAAGTAAAGGTGCGCCCAACACTATACCCAAATCAGCCGCTTGCTGCGAGAATGCTATAAGAGGGTTAACACCGCCGGAAACCTGTCCTGTAAATTGCTGTAACTGAATAGATGCTTGACCAGCAGAGCGACCCATACCACCCATTGAGCCAGCCGACTTTTGAGACTGTTTAGACTGCCTGGTTAGTGCTTTACCGGTGCTATTTAAAGATGCATCTGTTTTTTTAAATTCATTCTGTATTTTCTTTGCAGAATTAGTAATTGCTTGCTCTGACTTTATTACGCCAGATGCATCCACATCAGCTTTAAGCTCAACAAATACACCATCAATTCTCTCAGCCATCTAAATAAATCCTTCGCCTTTTGAGCGCTCTATCAAATCATCATAAAACTCAACTCGTCTGCCGTTGTGCATTTCAGGCGGTGTGTTGAACCTCATTATTTCGCCAACCTCGCAAGGGGACATCAACCAGTATTCACTCGGTTGTATGCCCCAATCGGAAACTGCCAAAGCAAAAAGCGTATGATATGGGTACTCGGTTATTTTTTCGCCACCTTCGGCGCTGGCTTTTTTGTTGCTACATCCTCTTTACTGCTTGGAAACATAGCAGACAAAGCGGACTTAGTTGCATTAATAAGCCCGATTGGATCGGCAGTAATTAACTCAGTCCAAACATCCTCAGCATCAACATCAACGCCAGCAGAATTTAATAGCAAGGCATAGAAAGAGGATAGCAAGCTAGTCGGAGGGATACCACCTTCATCGACTAGCAATTGCAGTCTTAAAAGGTTTATACCATTCATTTCTATCTTGTTAATCAAACCCATAGATAACTGAATATCGTACTTCTTTCCTTGATATGTGATTGTAATTTCTCTTTGTATGCCAGCCATAAATTAAGTACCCGCCGTAAATGTTACTTCGCCGCTTGAAGCAAGTGAGGATTCGAATGTATAACTACCGTTATATTCACCAGTATCGGAGAACGAACCAAAACCAAAGTCACCATCTACAGTTGATCCATCTGGGTAAGTCAATACACAAGCATAAATCTGGCTTGTATTGTTAATAGTTGACATTAACAAGTTAAGATTTTCGACCACGCCTGAGAATGTTAACTCAATTGCACGCTGTCCAGGCTCGGCTAATGCAGTCGCCCATCCGTCTGATTTATCGCTTGTGACGTCAATCATCTCATTGTTAACAGACAAGCCTTTGGTAGTAATAGCAATATTACCAACGCCGCCGATTGTTAGTGTTACCTTTCTTCCTGCAAAACCTACGCCAACAGCCATAGTAATATCCTCATTAATGTATTTAAGTGGTTTGTAAAATTATTCTATACCGCTGTATTCCGTGCATCGTAATGCCGTCGGGGTCTAGCAGAATATTCGAGTACTCTTGATGCATTTCAACAGTGTCATAGCCTGTCATTGGCATGTCAAAGTGATGAAGTGCATCGTAAATTGCTTTTTGTAAGTTGCCGACAAATAGTAAATCTCTTTTGTCGGACCAAGTATGTATGTTTATTACACCCTCAAACCCTAAGTCTGCATCGTTATCATTACCGTTTAATAATATATCTTTGACAACAATGTACGGGTATCCGCTAAAGTCTTGCGGCGTATGAGTAAAAACAGCAGGTAATCCGCCAAATGTTGCAAGTAATGCATTTACATTACTATCTGATTTGAGCTTAGTTATTATGCCTATAGCAACTTGAACTTGCTCGCTCATACCGGCAACCTGTCAATTGCATTATTAACCGACCTAATTATATTCCGGCGAACTGCTCCGCGGTTAGATTCTAGTGACGGCTGCAACCACGGATGCGTAAATTCTAAATATGTTGCATATGGGGCTTTTGCTGTAGCACCAACGCGATAAATACTGTCTGCCATCTTTTCAACTTGTATCGCATTAACTAAGTTACCAGTGTCAGTGTTGGGCGCTTGGCCTCTGTCAGCGGCAACGTGAGAATATGGGTTACCATCTTGGCTGTACCTTACAACTGTTGAGCCTGGTGAAACCTCTTGGATGCTTTCCCTTGCGTAACCTTGAATTTCTAAGGCTGCACCGAAAACACCTTCGTCAACAGCTTCATCAAATGAGTCGCCAAGTAATTGCATCTTGCGCCTAAAACTATTTACACCAGTCACTTTAACACTCATGAATTAACCCCGCGTCTAGCTGTGATAGTCAAAAACCTATCAGCCTCTTCGATGTTATCAATGTGCTTAATATTGTATTCATCACCGCGATAGATTATTGTCATACTTTCTTTTATATCTGACCTATAGCGAATAGTAAATTTGCTCATTGCAACCGCGCCTAGTTGGTCATATCTCATCAACTCTGAGCCAGTCATATTCTTAATCTTTGCCCAAACGTCAGCAAGCTTAACAAACGACTGGGATTGTCCGCCTGTTGCCGTTGCTGTAACCACTAAGCTATTAATCGTTATTTTACGATTAAGGCTTGCGGGAGTTATATCGCAGCATTTCATTAAATTACAAACCCAGCATTTACCGCGAATGGCACTAATAAATGATATGCACCAGACATTTTAAGCGCATCAGTGGCATTGCAGCCCCGGTGCAAGTTTAAGTATCCAGCTACCATTAGAACGCCTTGCTTTATTGGCTCAGGTATATCATTAACCGAATAACCGAAACCCGCTAAGTATTTAACCTCTATTGCGTTAACCTTTAGATTATTATCTAAGTATGCAGTGTCAAATCGTATAAACGCCTGTTTTTCGTTGTACAGCGTGAATTCTGTTTCTACTTCGTCGTAAACTTTAACTTCAATAACTTGCTGTATGTTTGCCATCGGTAGGTCAATATCTAACTTGTAAATGCTACTAGGCCGTGACAGATGATAAAAATTTGTCTTTGATGCAATAGGCCACTCGACTAGCTTTAGTAAATACTCTCGCGTGATTAGGTCTTGCTTTAGATAACTAATAACAAGCTGTGTCGCGCTTAATAACGAGCCTTGCAATGTAGGGTCGTCAATGTCTAACCTTGCGAACTCTGATAGCTCTAAGATTGACACAGGCGCAATTAATCCATCATTAGTTTTAAAGCTCATTATGCTTTTTTCTCATTTGGCTTATAAGTTTGCTTTTTTACTGGTTTGCTCTTTTTGACATGCCCAATAAATCCTCGTTGAAGCAATTCCATAACTTCCATTGAGTCGGCAAATTGAATAGTATTGCCTACCCTGCCGTAATGTGAATTAACCAATATTTCGTATGTTGTCATTATATACCTCAATAAATTACCTTATTATAAACTGGTAAGACCAGATATACAAATAAAGTGTGCTAGGATTAAGATTCAATAGATTAAAGGTAAGTAATAAAATGAAAATTACAGTAAAAAATATAACACTATGGGCCGCGCTAACTGGATTTGTAATTACATTAGCACTAGCAAGCGCACCCAAGGCTTTAGCGTTCGAAAAAAATCAATGCAAAGAATGGAGTAATATCGCAACCGTAGTCATGCGCATGAGACAAGCTAATGCCTCAATCTCCACTTTGTTAGACATAGCCAAACAACAACCAGCGTTTGAGCAGATAATGAGCGTTATTACAATTGAGGCATACGACCGACCAAGATACTCAACCAAGGAGATGCAAGATAATTCAATTAAAGAGTTTGCAAATGAGATCTATTTGATTTGTTATAAGCAGAGTAATGTTAAGGATGCGTAAGATATTAATATACTAATAAAAAAGCCGCTAATTAAAGCGGCTTTTTACTGTGTACATATTTACTATGTAGCTACTACAAACGAACCTTTGCAATATGCTTTAGGCAATGGAATTGCTAGTGTGTAACGCTCCTCTGCTAAGATTGCAACACCGTTTTTGACGAAGTAATCAGCGTGAGACTCAGAAACACGAACCGATACACTTTCTCTGTCATAGATAACAGCACCCAGCGTCCAATCACCGATTAAGAATGTATCGGCTGGCATTGCGTTGCTTACAATGACAGGGATGCGCCATACTGAATCAGCAGCGCGAACAGTGGGCATTGAAACCATTAGGTAATGTCCGTCTGTTGCTTTTGCTGTTTCTAGGATTTCCCAGTCAACAGGATTAAGCACTAAACCGTTCATATTGTAATAGTCAGACTGTTGCTCAATACGGATAGCCTTGCGTATATGGTCAATCATAGCGCTAGGCACATCACCAGCAGCAGTGCCAGAAGGTAACTCACCGGCATCGTTTAGGCCAGAATCTACAAGTAAACCAGTTAAGTTTACACCAGTACCAGAACCCGACAACAATTGCGCGTCAGATACCAAATCAAGGCCATAAGTTAAGCGATTGTCAATCATGTTTTGAAGCATTGGTGCGTCAGATAATACCTGGCGTGATGCTGGGACCCAATGAGCAATAGTGCGGATTGGATATGTAACCAACTCATAAGTTATATTGGATTCCGCTTTAGCTGCAAACTCAGCAGTTTGTATAGCCGCGTTATTTGTAAACACGTTTTCGCGCATAATCTCAACAGCGTTTGAGCTAGTCGGCACAGTCGGGATTAAGTCACGAATACGGATTGGTCTATTCGGGTCTTGAAATACGCGAGAATCACGATCGGGACGAATTAAAGCGCCTGCACTTGAGCCGCCAGAAGTAATGTCCTTACGCTCGAAAGAAACAGCGACGTTATTTCCGCGACCGTTTGATTTCATATCTGTAAATGCATCTGATACAGTAAACAACTCACCCATTGATTTACGGATTTCTGAGCCGCTTTCCATCTTCTTAGACTTCTGTTCTAACTCAATCAGCTTTGCATCAACAGCACCGAACAAAGTTTTTAACTCTGCAAAGTTTGCCTCGTGCTTTTCAAAAGCGGCTTTGGTTTCTGCGCTAACATCGCCATTTGCTTTAATTTCTTTTTGCATTTCTACCTGAGCATTTTTAATGTCAGTTGATGCAGTGTTCAACTTGTCTGCTAAATCTTTAAGTTCCATTTTGGAAACCCTCTATAATTGATTAATGTTTAGTTGGCCTTACAGCCCAAAGTTTTTGACCGCTAATAATAACGCGGTTTCTTCATCTCGCGGCTGCGTAATAATTTGAGTGCCTTTCAACGGCTCAACTTTTAACAGTGCTTTTAATTCGTCTAATAATTCGCCTAATTCTTTTAATTGGTTCGGAGTGCAATCGCCGTTTTTTAGTCTTTCACTAATTGATTTTACGCTGGTGATAAATGCTTTTTCATTCATTGGGAATGTTACCGGGCTAAACTCGTACAGCTTTACTTCGCTGATTACACGATTGCCCTTGTCATTGTATGCGCTCTTACCTAATGGGATACTAAAGCCAATACTCATTTGGTCAATAACCTTATCAGCCATCAACTCTAAAACCTCATCACCTAGCCTGGTCTTGCTAATGCGACCCTCAACATACAATCCTTTTTTATCTGGGGTCATAATCAAAGGCTTGCCAATTGGCGTAGTATGGTCAAAAAGTATCTTTACTCGGTCGGCTCTTTCTTGGATTGTTTTATTGAAAGCCTTGCTAGTAATTATATCGCCGCCTAAGTCCTCATCAAATGTTGACGCATAACCCGCGAATGTACGCTCTGACACGCTCGTTTCGGCTTTAAAATCTACTGGCTTAAAATCCACTGGTGACACCTTAAATTATTTATTACTAGTATTTTAAACTGGTAAGACCAGATAGTCAAATATAGTGTGTTATTGTGTGGTTTTAATTAAGGGGATAGTATGAATAAAGCCTTCAAAGTAAATAAAAAAAGCTGGCGTAAAACTAGATATTTTAAGATATTAAAGCAAAGGCTTTTAATCGGTAGAATGATGGCTGCTGTAGTATCGGCTGCTGCTGCAAAAAACATTTCGGATATGTTGAAAAGCGTTAACCACAATAAAGACATAACAAAAGATATGTTTCGAATTAATAAATCTCTTGCTATAGCAAGGCAAGTTATTAATACTCAATTTGCGGTATTTAACGCAATGTATTGGTGGAGAATAAAATGATTAGAATCACAGAAAAAACATTTACACGGGAATTAATGCTTGCGGCTAACAACTATGTAAACAGTCAAGGGAATGCACCTACATTTAAAATAGTGTATGTATCCGATGCTTTCTTTGCGTATTTGTGCGAGTCGTTTGATGTTATTGGAAGCGTGATTAATCGGGCAAATTATCAAGGCTACGAAATTATCAACGTTGGCTTTGATGATGTTCCACCGTTTGTTATTTATTTGGGGTAGATTATGATTTACTTAGGCTTATTTTTAGTAGCGCTACCATTTATAGTCTTATTTGTAGCTATTTGGCATTGTGAGGGGGTCGGGGTTGCAATTTCTATATATACAATTGCAATGGCAGTTATAAGCATTATGTTAATTGGTATACAAATAGTTAATAATAATATTTAGCCTTAAGCCAAACTGTATCCAACAACACAGCGGCAATTTATAATCTCTTTGCCGCTGCCGTTTGGGTCGCCTGGGTGTAATAGCAAATCAGTACCAACGGCAAACAATTCACCTTTGCCT